GGAGACCATGCAGCTACCCATTACCAGACCAAACCCACTACAGACCTGGAGCGAATGGATAGGATTATACGAGACCTACCTAAACGTTGACGGAAACGTATTTATTTACATGGCCAGCCCCCAGGAAGGAAAGAACAAGGGAAAGCCCATGCACTTATACATTCTCCCAAGCCACCTGGTACAAATTAAGCTAATCACAGGAGCCCAGAAGCTAGACTTCGACATGAGCCCAGTAAGCCACTACGAGGTTATAACCAGCAGCACCAGGTACAAGTTCTACGAGGACGAGATTATACACGTTAACTACCCGAACCCAGCCTTTGACTTTGAAGGAAGCCACCTATACGGACAAAGCCCCCTTATGGCAGTATTGAAGGAAATCCAAGCAAGCAACGAAGGGAACGACAATAACATACGGATGCAGCGTTCTGGAGGAGCAATAGGGCTGCTTTATGGAAAGAACAACTACGAGATAGACGTGGAGCAAGCTAATACCCTGAAACGACGCCTGGTAGAGATGCGCAACGACAACAGCCAGCTAAGCCAAATCATACCCATGAGCATGGAAATAGGATTCGAGCGCATAGCACTAACCAACAGAGACCTGGAACCATACGAAGCACAGAAGTACGCACAGAAGAAGATAGCCAACGCCCTGGGATGGAGCGACAAGCTCCTAAACAACGATGAAGGAGCCAAATACGACAACGTACAGATAGCCTACAAAGCAGCAATCCTCAACAAGATTATGCCAGACCTTAAGATGCTGGAGGACGCCCTAACGGAGAAATGGCTACCCAGGTTTGAAGGAGCATACAAGAGTAGCCAGTTTTGCTTTCTTTTCGAGGAGCTACCAGAAATGGACCAAAACCTAATGGAAATATCGCAATGGATTACGCCACTATTAGACAGAGGGGTAGTAAACAGAGAAGAGACCAGGGCCTTGTTTAACATGGAGCCAACAAGCGACCCAGACATGGCCATACACACAGTAGGAATGGGGGTAATACCACTAAGCGAATCCATAGCAGCAATCAACCTGGATGACGAATTCCCAGAGGAGGAACCAGAGGAGGAAGACCAGGAACCAGCCCAGGAACCAGAAGACGACCAGGATGACGAACGCGAATAGACGAGCATACCTAAAGACCTGGCAGAGACAGCATGGCGCCTACGAAAGACGAGCGTTTAAGATTATACGCAAAGGATTTCTACGCCTAGCACAGCGAATCCCTACAGGGAACATTAACAAGCTAAACGCAGCAGCAATAGTAGGGCAGAACATTACCCAGGACGACATATTCGAGATTATAGCCCAAGCCTGGACAGAAATAGGCTTCATTCATGGGAAGAGAACCATCGCCAAGATACAAAGCGAACTAGGGACCAAAAACGCCTTCGGACTATTTAACGACCAATACCAGAAGGAGGTACTATACTTCCTCAGACGGTTTGCAGGCTACAGGATAGTTACAATAGACCAGCAATACAGGAATTACATAGTAGCCCAGATAGCGAAGGAGCTAGCCAGCGACAACCTGCTGGACGAGCTACCAATCCAGGAAAGACTATACCGAGCATTCAGAGCAAGGGGGTTCTACAGATGGCAGATGGCCAGGATAGCCAGAACCGAGACCACAGGAGCAGCCAACTACGCTGCAGTAGCAGGAGGAAAAATAACAGGCATAAAGCAAAAGAAGATTTGGATTAGTAACCCAGACGACAGAACCAGGCAATACGGAAAAGGGGACAGATTCGACCATGTCCTCATGGATGGCCAGGAAACAGACCCAGACGGGCTATTTTCCCAAAGAGGGGTATTCTTACGTTTCCCAGGAGATCCTCAGGCAGAACCCCACAGCCAGAGCGCAGGCATGGTTATAAACTGCAGATGTGCTGTTGAGGTAGTCCCACTACGGGACGGGAACGGAAATTTACAGCTAGGGTAGCCACAATTAAAAAATTATTTGTAGTTTTGGTTATCCCCCAAGCCCAAATCTTACGCCTACTTATGAAAGCACAGTACGAACACAAAAGCTACACAGCAGAGATAAAGGACCTGGACCTCAAGAACAGGATAGTTACAGGCTACCTTTCAGCATGGACTAAAGACTTCCACGATGACATTATTACACAAGGAGCATACGCCAAGACCCTCAAGGAGCGAAGCAGCCAGATACTATTCTTAAACCAGCACAACTGGCAAATGCCACATGGCTATTTCAAGGAGCTATTCGAGGACGCGCATGGCCTGGGGTTTGTTAGCAACCCACTACCCAATACAAGCTACAGCAACGACGCCCTAGAGCTATACGCCCAGGGAATCATGAAGGAGCACAGCATAGGCTTCGAAGCGGTAAAGTGGAAATGGGACGAGGAGAACAAGACCAGGGAAATAAACGAGATTAAGCTATACGAAGGAAGCAACGTAACACTAGGAGCAAACAGCGATACACCATTTACAGGATTTAAGACCTTGACAGTCCAGGAGCTAAACGACATGAGCACCAGGATAATAAAGACCCTTAGAGACGGGACAATGACAGATGACGGTTTCAGAAGCCTGGAAATCGCCCTAAAGCAGCTCCAGAAGGAAGCATACACCAGAGGTAAACTAGACGCAAGCAATCAGCCAGGACCAGGTCCTACTAATCCGCAACAGATAGATTTTGCCCAAGCAATAAAACAATTCACACAAACACTAAATTAAGCATGGAACAGAAAGAATTAAACATAGCACTAAAGGAATTAGCAGATTCCTTGGAAGCCAAAACCAACGAGAAGGTAAAGGCAGAATTAGAGAAGGTAGCCAGCAGCCTAAAGGGCTACGTTTCCCAGGACGAAGTTAAGGGCCTCCAGGACAGCGTCGCTGAAATGAAGGGATCTAACGAGGAGCTACAGAAGCACCTGGACGACCTAAGCATTCGCAGCAAGAAAGCCAACGAGGACTACAACAACAACCTGACAAATTACGGGAAGTACGCCAAGAGCATGCAGGACGCCATCGAAGAGAAATTCGATGACATCAAGCAGACCAGCCAGGGAAGCAAAACCAAAATAGAGGTTAAAGCTACCATGACAATAGGAGCGGACATTACAGGAAGCGCAGTAAACACCTACAAGCCTACAGCGATTGAGCTACCAGGCAACAAGGTAAACGTTGCGGACCTTATCCCAACCATCAACAGCCAAACTGGGGTTTACGTATTCTACAGAGAAACGACTCCAACCAACGCGCCATTAAGCGTATCGGAAGGAGCAGCCAAACCAGAAATCAGCTACAAGTTTACTGAGGTAACAGTTAACGCTACCTACATTTCAGGTTACGTACGAGTTTCCAAGGTTATGCTCCAGGATTTACCATTCTTGCAGAGCTTTCTACCAAGAGCCCTAAGAAGGGATTACTTCAAGGCAGAGAACGCAAACTTCTATACAGTTATTAGCACAGGAGCCACAGGGGTAACCACTAACACAGGAGGAGTAGCAGGAATCATCGAGGACATAGGAGTTCTAGAAGCAGCAGACTACGACGTAAACGGGATTTGTTTAAATCCAGCTGACTGGGCCGAATTGGCAGCAGCCCAAGTACCAGGAAGCAACCAGAGCGCAGTAGTAAGCTATGTAAACAACCAAATGCAAGTAGCAGGCGTGCCAGTTTTCAAGGCATCCTGGGTAACAGCAGGGACCTACCTATTAGGGGATTGGAGCCAAGCATCCAAGGTTTTAGTAGACGGCCTAGCGGTTGAATTCTTCGAGCAAGACAAGGACAACGTAACGTTGAACCTTATCACAGCCAGAATAGAAAGCAGAACAGCCTGCGCATTAGAGCAGCCTGCAGCATTCATCGAAGGAAACATAGTAGCGACCACATAGAAGACAAATCGATTAGTTTTGATTTAGTTGGTTATTTTTCATTAAGCCCTCCTCTTTGATTAGTTGGGGGGTTTTTTGTACATTTACAACGGCAGAACGAACTGCAAGATTAAAATAGACACGCATGAATCGGTTTAATTATGGACCCCTTCGATAACCACCCAAGGTATTCGAGGGGGTTTTTTATTGGCCCCAGGAAAGAATTATACGAATTACCTTGCGTATATAAATAGTATATACGAAGTTAGCACCAGATAAGAACAACAACTAAAACACAAAGACATGAAAATCAACAGCAGCGCAGAATTAAAAGCATTAAAAGGCAGACACGTAACCAAGAGCCTTACAGGCTTAATGGTAACAGGAACCATTATCGCGACCAGCGAAGACCAGCACAGCTACAACATCACAGTAAGGCACCAGGAGGTAAACTGGGGAGGGCAAACCTTCACCACTAGCCACAGTTTCCAGAGAAAGTGCGACGGCTGGGGAAGCATGAACCACGTAGAGTTTGTGGATTAAGAAGACAGCAACCAACAACCAACAACGACCCCTTGGAATTTACCGAGGGGTTTTGTAGTTTTATACAATGCACAGAGCCCAACAAGATTACTGCACCCAGGTACAGAAGCTACACCCCCAGCATTTTGCAGGAGCCAAGGTTTTGGATTGCGGAAGCCTGGACGTAAACGGAAACAACAGGTACCTATTTACAGATTGCGACTACACAGGCATAGACCTGGGACCAGGAAGGAACGTGGATATTGTAAGCCCAATACACGAATTCGAAGGAGGGCCGTACGACACGATTATATCAACAGAATGCTTCGAGCACGACAAGCACTACAAAGCCAGCATAAAGAACATAATACGCATGCTGAGACCTGGAGGACTATTCTTATTTACTTGCGCAACCACAGGACGCCCAGAGCATGGTACAACCAGGACAAATAAACGAAGCAGCCCTTTCACAAACGACTATTATAAGAACCTAACCGAGAAGGACATAAGAGAAGCAATAGGCTGCATGTGCGCCTTCACCCATTACCAGTTTAAGGTAAACAAAATAGCGAAGGACATATACTTCTACGGACTTAAACAATAGACATGAGAAGACAAGAATGGTACGAGCTAAAGCAGCTCCTGGCAAACTGCTGGAAGACCTGGGCCTTTATAATAGGCAACGGGTTAATTATTTGGATTTACCTACATAAAACGGTTTGACCCAGGCTGCACTCCGACATAGGGGTCTCCACAAAGCGAACCAGCGCGAAGCAGATGACGATAGCGTTTTTCTGGCGCCTTTCGGTTCCACCAGCGGTACAAGTGAAAGATATAGAGACCCTCAGCAGTAAACGTATTGGCCCTTTCAGACAACCAGGAATCGAAGCGAATCGAAGCCCTGGGAAAGCCCCCAACCTTCTCCCACAGCTGCTTATTAAAAATCATACAGTACCCAGCAACAACATCGTTTTCTACTAGGGCCGTTTTCTTCTCAGCCCAGAGCGAATCAGCATAGGACAAGTGCACCGATATATTCTCTTCTTCATGGAGGTGCTGGACGACATTCGTGTTGGCCTTTGACATCCGATTGGTTTTGCAGCCAACCAGCATCGAATCAGGCTCCCCGATTTCGTATTCAATTACATACTTCACCCTTTCAGCGAAGCCTGGAGGTTTTAGGGTATCCTGGTCATTTATGCAGACCCAGGCATTGGCAGGCAGGACCTTAATCGCAGCATTATACTCGTCCCCAATTTCCAGGGAATAGGAGTAGGGGGTTATAAAGTGGACATGCTTAACTTGGTTTAATTTCCTTTTTATCACGCCTTTTTGAGTTTAGGTTTACGCACACCAGGCTCCCCGACCTTCGCCTTCAGGCCATCGATTTGCTTTTTATGCTTCGCCTTTTTAGCACCAGAGACCTGCTCAACAATGCGGTCCTGGATTTCATCTTTTATTATTCCCAGGGCACCTTTCACATAAGCGGAGACAAAGACAGCACGCAGAATAGCCTGCAGCTCCTTGTTTTCGTGCATTATTTCCAGGGCTTCTTCTTCGGCTCGGTCCTGGGCTAAACCGATAATAGCAGAGGGCAACGTTGTGCCCTTTTCTTGTTTCGTTTCCATAAGTTAGGGATTTTTCATAATTTGCAGTAAATATACAAAGAATGAAGGTACGAGTAATAAGGAAATTCTACGACGCAAAGACCAAGAAGCCATACAAGCTAAGACTACCAGGAGACATATACAGCCCCCAGGATTCAAGAGCGAAGGAATTAACCAGGGCCTACTTTGTGGTTCCACTAGAGGAGCCCATAGAGCAGCCAACAGCCACACCAGAAACAGAAACCAAAGATGATAACGATTAACGAAGCATTGAACTATCTGCGCATCGACGCAGCGGACCAAACAACCAAGGACGAGGTCCAGGGTATGCTAGACGCAGCAAAGGAATTAGTACAGCGAAAAACGGGTTACGTTTGGGAAGAGACCAGCAAGACCTACGACGCAAGCCAGGACAGGAGCTTTATTATTTACGACTACCCAATTAATACAGACCTGGAAGCCCTGGAGAACGACTACACCTCTGGACCAGGCTACACCAGGATAGAGAACCCACTAAACGCAGACACCATCACCCTGAACGTTGGGTACCAGCTAGGAGGCCCCCCAAGAGCGCTAGAACAAGCGACCTTGCAGCTGCTTAAGCATTACTACTACGAATCAGAAACAGGCGCTGTAAGCGCAGCCCT